AAATTCTGTGATAGTACTCAACAAATTCCAGTCTGTGCTTGGATAGAAAATAATGAATTAAATATTTCAAATCATAGATGTACAACATTAACAGACTGCGAAGGAACTTACAACGGCACAACAAACACAACAAATGTTGGATCTGCACTTATTCTGAAAAGTGGGGAATCGACAGAGTGCTATGTCGATAAGAGACTTCCTAGAGCATGTTGTTATATTGCTTATGATGCTTTCAATTTCCCAATAGGAATTACATGTGAAAATGTTTGCACTTCTCTAGAATGTGAAACTAAGTCTCCTGTTTATAGTGAGGTTGCAATACCATCAGTAGATGCTCCATATCTTTGCTTAAATATAGAAGATAGCTATGATAATACAAATGGCGGATTCTGCTATCAATGGTGTGGGTGTGCAGATGGTATTAAGAATGAGTTGTGTTTCTATAAAAATGAGAGCGATATAGTTGATGTATATGGTCTTCCGCCAGGTGTCCGGGCCTGTGGTTCTTTTACCAGTCCGGATATTCTTGATGAGTTTAAGATGCTCTCACCAAAAGAGGCTTCATATCCTAGTATATTCAATAGCGGTGCCATATGTGGTAAAGAATTATTAGATGGTAAGGGTTCATTTAATTGTGGTGTAGAATCTGAGGGATTCTTACTCAAGAATAGTTACAGATTTAGTTCTAATTATTTAAGAGAAGAAAACACTGGAACCTGCTTCACCCTTGTTGAAAATTCAGATGGTTCTTACAAATACGATTGTGAACTATCGTTTAAAGCAGATTGTTCATCCAAGGGTGGTTACTTTGTAACTCTCAAAGATTCAAATAATAATATTTGCACAGGTTCACATGCACCAACTGCCCCCCAATTTGATTCAAAGGATCAATTGATTGCTCAAACTATGACTGAAGAAGCATTCTTGGAACAAGGATTATCCTTCGGTGATTATAAGTGGGGTGGATACTTTATTGGAATATTTAAACCAGGCGAAACCCAAGTATATGGTTCAGATCCCCAAACTCTTGATAGACCAATTTATAGAAAATCAAAAGTATCTTCATATGGAAAATCAACAGGTAAGGGATGGGCATTATTTGTACAAGATGTTTCCTTCAAAGTTCGATATTTTGACTATAGAACTGAACAAAGTCTAAGAGCATCAAAAAATACATCCCTACACGATGGTTTTAATAATCTCTATAAGACCGAATTGGTTCAGACTGGAAATCTTCTAAACAAACTATATTTTGTAAATTATGGTTCATTTAATGACTATTATTTACCATCCTTAGAAGAAATGCAGTTCTTGGCAAGCAAACTTCACGACGATCCAAGTAACTACTACATTTATCTAAATAAGTTACATAGACAAGATATAAATAATAGTGTCTTCTGGACATCTAGTACGTTCAATACTAATCTAGTATATGCAACTTACATGGATGTTGAAAATGTAAAAGACTTTGGTAAAATTGTGTTAGTGCCTGCACATGCTAGAGAACTTTATAATGCATTCTTTGTCAGAAGAATTGAGTTGACTTAATTTAATTTTGATCTATAATAACTAATAAGGATTATATTATGAGCAATGAAACACCAGAATTCAGAAAAGAAGAAGCAAAAAAGCAGAGTGGAATAGCAGATAAATTAACAATGGTTCAAAATTTTGCATCCGCTCTAACTTCTAGAGGTCTTAAAAACGAAAAAACAACCAAACCAGTAAAACAACTAAGAGTTTTGAGTTGCTTTGGTAATACAAATACTGGTGGGGTATTGCCACCATGCGAACACCTAAAGGAATCATCTACACCCGGAAAGCATTTTTGTGGTGGATGTGGATGTGGGGATAGAAAGGGAACATGGCTAGTCGCAGAAGGTGAAGAGTATAGTAAACTAGATTATCCTAAGCTCGCATGTCCTCTACAGATGCCCGGGTTTACAAATTATAAGAAGAGTGAACCCGACGAAAGTGTTAGTCCAATTACAAGACGTTATTATATTGAAAACATGTCTTATCGAGATATAGAAAAGGTTTCTGTTACGGTTCATGGTGCGCCGCCGGTGCCACCGAAGAAGGAAGAAACGCCTCCTTCTACACCAGAAACTCCACCAACAACTTAAAATAAAATAAAATCTCCGTATAAATACTACGGAGATTTTTTAATGCTAAATATCACTTCCAAAGAAGAACTAATAGAATACTGTCTTCGCAAATTAGGCAAACCAGTAATTCAGATAAATGTTGATTATCAACAATGCGAAGATCGTATTAATGATGCATTATTATTCTTTTCCGAAAGACACTTTGATGGTGTAGAAAAGGGTTACTTTAAATACAAATTAACCCAACAAGACATCGACAGAAAATTTGTACAAACCGATGATATCGGACCAATAAATGGTATAACCGGAGATAGTCCAAGTGGTAAAGATATAGTATCAGTTGTAAAGGTTTTTCAATTTGGAAACTTTACTTCTATTGACATGTTTGATATTAGATATCAATTAGCATTGACTGACTATTTCGGTATTAATAGAGGTCTGGCAGGTACTCCTGCATTAGGTCTTGCTTCATATGATGCAACTAAAAAATATATTAAATTAATTCAAGATTTCTTTCAACCAGAAAAGGCAATCAGATTTAGCAAAGTAACAAATAGAATATACATTGATGGAACCTTGGCGGATATAACCGCAGGAAATCATATAGTTGTAGAAGCATATGCAGCCCTAAATCCAGATATTTTTACTGAAATATATAATGACCGTTGGTTACAAAAATATTGCACTGCTTTAATTAAAAAGCAATGGGGATCCAACATGGCGAAATATGATGGAGTTGTTCTTCCTGGTGGGATAACAATGAAAGGTGCTCAAATCTTTGCAGAAGCAACCCAGGAATTAGCAGAAATAGAAAATGAATTCTTACGAAGTTACGAATTACCAGTAGACTTCATGATGGGTTAATTATGTCAGTAAATCCATTTTTTAAAGATTATGTCGGAGAACAATCTTTACTAGATGATTTGGTTGTCGAAACAATCAAAGCAACTGGTAGAGATGTAGTTTATATTCCTAGACAATATTTAAATTTAGATCAAACTTTAGGTGAAGATACACAAGGAAGTAAATTTACCAAAGGTTATCCAATAGAAATGTATTTGTCTGATGTTCAGCAGTTCGGTGGTCAAAGAGATATAGTGAGTAAATTTGGCATTCAACTTACTGATCGAATTACTTTGGTATTATCAAAAACTAGATTTCAACAAGAAATTGTTTCAAAGGAAATAGACATAATTCGTCCAAGAGAAGGTGATTTAATTTACTTTCCAATGATGGAATATCTTTTTGAAATAAACTTTGTAGAAGACAAGCAACCATTTTTCCAATTCGGAACTCTCACTACCTATAATTTAATTTGTGAAGTATTCAACTACTCATATGAAACAATCAATACTGGAAATTCAGATATTGATGGAACACAGACAGAAAGAAAAGAATATCTCAAACAACTAAGGCTTTCATTTACACCAATTGGTTCTACTGCAAATTATAATTTCTATAATGGTGAAAAGATTTTCCAAGTAGCAGGAGTAACTGGTGCTGGTGCAACATTCGCAAATGCAACTGCCGTAGGAACAATTATAGAGTTCAATTATTCTGGTGGAAATACTTATAATTATGTTTATGTTGCAGATATAACTGGATCATTCTTGACCGGAAACCAATCTGTTAAGGGTATAACATCCGGTGTCGAATATAGAATAAGTGATGTTATAACAAGTGCGGTTGTTGTAGGAAGAAATCCAGAAACAGATGATCCAGATAGAGATAATGATGCAATTGCATATAAACAGGAAAAGGATTCGATCTTTGATTTTACAGAGAGAGATCCTTTCTCTGAAGGAGAATATTAATGTTTGGAATTGATAATAGTTATTATAATCGTTCCCTAAAGAAACTAGTAGTTGCCTTTGGTTCAATATTCAATGAAATATATCTTTCTAGATTTGATTCTTCGAATACTCTTTTAGAAAAAATTAGAGTTCCATTGACATATGGACCAAAGGAAAAATTTGTAAGAAGGTTGACAGAAGCAAGTAGCATTTCATCTGGAACTAAATTAGGAATAACTCTTCCTATAATTGGATTTCAAATAACAAATATCGTATATGATCCATCTAGAAAATTAAATAAGATGAATAAGGTTATAAGCACCACAGATAATAGTATAAAAACTATGTGGTCAGAAGTTCCGTATAATGTTGATTTTGGTGTATTTGTTTTTGCAAGAACAATAGACGACAACTTTCAAATTATAGAGCAAATACTTCCAACCTTTACTCCAGACTTTACTGTGACTATTAATTTTAATGAATTAAATACAAAGGTTGATGTTCCATTTCAATTAAATGGAGTACAAACTACAGAAGATTTTGAAGGAACATATGCAACAAGAAGAAGTGTAACTTCTTCGTTGACATTTACTGCTAAAACATATATGTTTGGAAAAATCAAAGAAACATCATATGGACCAATCGAAGAAGTCGATATTAATTTTAAAAATTATGTCACCGAAGATTTTATTTTAGATACAGGATACACAGGAGATGTTGATACTGGAAGTATTACATATGTACCATGAGCGATTCTAATGAAAAAATATCAAAAGCATTGGATGTAGAATTTGATCCTTCTGCACCAAAAGAAATAACTGTTTCCAAAAAGGATCTAGACAAGATCAAGAAAGAAAAAAGAGAAGTAATGCTTTCAAATGATTTTGAAAAGGCAAGAGATAGCATAACAGAAATGATTTCTACCGGAATGGATGCAGTTCAAGGCATAATGAGAGTCGCAGAGGCAGGGGATTCTCCAAGAGCATATGAAGTGGCATCTTTGCTTCTTAAAACTGTTACTGAAATGAATAAGGATCTTATTGATATTCATAAGAAAGCTAAAGATGCCGAAAAGGAAAATGTGACAATTAAGAATACG